CTCCAAGGTTGGTATCAGCACTGCCAAAGCTGTGCAGTCAGTTGTTGACACTATCTTCCAGAAGGGCGAACCTGCCATCTCTGTTGTGAGGCGGTGAGTCTTATGGTAGACTCAAGTGGCCATCAGGGTCAAAAACCTGATTTTTCTGCAATTTCACTGCAAACGACCTAGAATCCATCCACCGCAACCAAATTAACGATTTTTCTCAAAATGAACCCGAAGAACTGGAAAGCCTACTGTCAAACTACATTCAACTCAATGCGAGCAAATGTAGACAACTGGGGAGATCCTGATTTCTTCCGACCCATCACACGATTGTACTACATCGGTGTGTTTGATTGTGGACAAGTGAATCATCTTGGACTGATAAGCTCTGCCGCAAAAGATAATCCCAAAGAGCGAACTCATGATCACTGTTTGTCGCCACAATTCATCGGTCGGATGATTATGGACAATCCAGACAAATACCTATCTGATTATGATGTATTTGAAAACCTATTCTGGTTATCCTGCTCTACGATTACGGTGACAAAAGAAGAGAATAGGCAGTTGAGTATGCTGACAGAAAATGATGGCATCGACTATAAAGTTCATGTCCCAACTAATCTCAAGTATCAGCATCTTGACATCAAATTGTATCAAAAGAATGGTGCAAGATGGGATAATGCTATAGAATACGATGACAACATTATTCCTGCACCTGTAGATTTGCTTGAGTATGAAAAGAGGTTTCTAGTATGAAAGAGGGATTTATTGTGGGCAAAGGTAACTATGCAGCAGTTCCGTTTGGCAATCAATTAATGGTCATTCACAACGGACAGCAACTCAAAGTGTGTAGGACTGAAGCATCAGCAAGAAAGTTTATTGATGATCACAAAAAAGGCAAGAGCGTAGCTAAATTGCCCATTGATTGAAACTGGGCCCCTGAAAGTGTACCTATAGTATGAGCACGAAGCAAATGCAGAACAAACATCTAGAACATCCTGAAGATTGTATCCTGACAGGTGATCTTTCTGTTCTGGATTGGTTCTCTGCAGATTCTACCATCAGTGTCAAGATGGATGGTGCTCCAGCTATTGTTTGGGGCACAAATCCTCAGAATGGTAAGTTTTTCGTATGCACCAAGGCAGCTTTTAACAAGAAAAAGATTCGTCTTTGCTATACTGAAGATGACATCTTTACTCATTTTGGTGGACAACCTCGCGTAACACAGATTCTCATCTTCTGCCTAGAGTTTCTGCCTCGCACTCAACAAGTGTTGCAAGGTGATTGGATTGGTTTCGGTAAAGGGTTGGATACATTTACTCCCAACACAATTACCTACAAGTTCCCTGAGAAAGTTCGTCAGGAGATTATCATTGCTCCACACACAATCTACAGTGGTTCTGATGACATTCGTGAAATGTCTGCTGCTCCTCTGCAATCCAAACTGATTAGCACTAAAGATTGCCTGTTTGTCCAGCCTTCTGTCGAACTGAATCCTTATCGTGAAGATCTGGAGGATGTTTGTAAGTTTGCCAAGCAAATGTCTACTCTGTGTGAGTTTGTGAGTGAAAAGAAAGCATCACAAATCAAAAAAGAGATCAATGCCTGCATCCGTGAGCAAAAGGTCGTGGATGAGAATGAAATTGCAGAAAAATGTGATTGTGACAAGTATCTGATCTCTTTGTGGAAGTTGGTGAAGACAATCAAGGATGATCTGTTCCTGTTCATTCACGAAACTGATGAGATCGAATGTTTCATTGGTGGTATTGATTCCTTCCATGAAGGTTATGTTATCACCAATCAATTCGGCACCTATAAGGTAGTTGATCGTGAAACATTCTCTCATGCAAACTTTACCATGCAAAAGTCTTGGGGTTGATAACTGGGCCCTTGAAAGTGTCCTTATAGTATGAGCACTGCACAAATGACAACCACAACTCTCACCGATTATTCTGCACAACAAGAGGCAAAAGGTAACATTGCTAATGCTGTTCTAGGTCACACTTTTGCATTGTGTGAAGCATTGCGTCATAATGGACCTGATGGTTATGATTTCTACCCAGAAACGGGTCGTAAGTATCACAAACTGATCATGGTTGATAGTGGTGGTGGTCGCAGTGTTCATGCCTTTATTGATAAGCAAACTGGACAAGTGTATAAGTCTGCTTCATGGAAAGCTCCTGCGAAAGGTGTTCGTTATGACCTGCGATTGATCAAAGATCGTGAATGGTTGCTGGAACATGCTGACTGGGCAGGTGGTTATTTGTACGCAAAATGAATAGAAATCCATCACTATACAATGACCAATCAATAGAAGAATCAATCAAAAGTGGTTATTGTATTCCAAAACCTATAAGTTCTGCTTCAACTGATAAATGGGTGGAATACATCAGAAAGTTTATGATAAATGAACCTGTTATGGTTATTGACTTAAACACTTTCAAACTTCGTCCATCAAAGTATCAATGACTTACTCCAATCTCTCAAAGATTCGTCCCAAACTGAGAACAACTGGGCGTGTGTCAGGTAACTTTGGAAAATCAAAAGTTACAGCAGGTTCTTCACTCAATGACATCGGTGGTGATGGTAACATAGGTGCCACACAAGATGATTATCTAAATCGTCTGTATTATGCTTTTGATAACACCACTGATCTTAAACTTCAACGCTTCATCTATTCTGAAATCCGCAAGATTCACATTCAAAGAGGAACTTGGTAATGGCAACTTATCGTGCTAAATGTTGGTTAGGTTCTGCATCTGGTTATCAAGAACTGGAAGTACAATCTAACACTCTCTATGGTGCAAAAGAGCAGTTTGAGAGAATCTATGGTGCTGAGCAGGTTATTAACCTTCGGGAGGTAAGATCAGGTAACAATTCATCATTTAGTTCTGGTGATCTTGGTGGTTATCTGATGCTGGGGGCGATACTGTTTGGCATTTGGTTGGTTGTAGAATACTGGTGGATTGTTGTTCCTCTTGCTTCTATAGCTCTGATAGGTTGGTTATACACAAAGTTTTCTGGTAACTAAAACTGGGCCCCTGAAAGTGTACCAGTAGTATGAGCAACACAATCATGGATCAAGTTTATCACTACCATACAGATTGGAAAAATGGTAAGGTAAATCAAATGTGGATTCAGCAAGTGAATGACAAGTTCATCGCTATTGCATACAATCCCGAAAAGAATGTGTCAATGCCTATGTCGAAACCCCGCACTTCTTACGATGAAACTCTACAATGGGTTCGCGGTTGGTGTGGTACTTTCTGCACACTTCCTGCCTGATTGATTATGAACACTGGTTATACACTCAACCGCGTTAATTTTACCAGAGATGAGGAAACTTGCATCTTACGGTTTCTGAATCAAGCACGAGAATGTGGGTATCCTTCGGGTAACTCTGAATGGTATTCTGTGATTGATTCTATCATCTCCAAGTATTACGATTCTGACATCAAAGAAGCACAAAGCTTTCAAACATTCTAACTGGGCCCCTGAAAGTGTACCAGTAGTATAAGCACAACAAAGATGTTATTCACTTCTGGAACGAAACAAAAGAAGAAACTAGCAAATCAAGTATTTGACTGGTTTGCTTCACAAAATGATCTCGATTCTATTGAAGTTGAGGTATTTCATACAGACTTAACTGATGATGGTGTATTTGGTTGGTGTGAACAGAGTGATGAGAATGAGTTTTTAATTTCAATTCATAATGACTTGAAATCCGACGATTACATTATTACTTTACTTCATGAGTTAGTCCATGTTGTTCAATCTCTTCGTGGATTATTTGATGATGAATTGAGAGAACAAGAAGCACACCAACTAGAGTCTATTCTTTTCAACCAATTTACTGCAGCTAACTGATGAAAACCAACACTCTCTATGTTTATGTCATGTTTGCTGAGTTGCGCGGCATTTATGATAGTGTGAACATCAAAATTGGTGTAAGCGATAATCCTAATAATCGGCGTTTGAAAGAAATTCAAACTGGATGTCCTGGAAATGTTCATCTAATTCGCACATTTGATGCAGGTCAAGATGCTTATGTTCATGAGAGATACTTTCACAAACTCTATGAAGATTTTTCTACTGGTGGTGAGTGGTTTGAGTTTAGTAATGACTATTTTGTAGAAAAAGTCTTGCCTGAAATGATTGAGTATTTCGGCAAGATTGAAATTTGTTATGATAAGCAAGAGCATACAACTCTCACTCTTGATGAACTTCTCCGCGATGTAAATTGTGCAGAGTTTCAAATTTCAAATGGTTTGGAGGATGATTATACTAATCGTAAAATGATTCAGGTCAAACTGAAGAAAGCA